CCCGTCACGTTTTTACGCAACGAGGGGAACTGAACCGAGTTGTAGATGCGCTGCTCTGCCTGTGTGATGAACAGGTTTACATCCACCGTTTGAAAGGTGTTCTCCGTGTAATCGGAAATCGCAACTACAAGCTGAGCGTAGTTCATGCCATTGGGCCTCGTGCCATCAGACCTTTGGTAGCCGCGCCAGTGCCACGGACTTTGATGCCGTCAGTTTTGGTTGGCTTGTCAGGGCCGTTGTTGTACATACCAACACTCATACGCATGTTGTTGGTGCTGCTCAACTCCGAAGGCTTACCGGGGTTACCGGAAATCTTCATGGCTTTGCCGTCCATCGTGTGTGGAGGTGCGTAAACGCTAGCTGGGCCAACTTCCTTGCCGTCTCTTTTCATACTGTATGCCATGGTATTACCCCGTTTTCTGGTTAGCTGCGCGAGACAGGTTGCGACCTACGCGCATACGGTCTTCGCTGGTTGGGCCGCCTTTTTTCATGCCTTTGGCGTGCATGCGGCCTTCGTGGCCCTTGACCATTTTCTTGGCCTCGGTGTCCGCGATTTGCTTTACTTGTTTCTTGTCCATGATTAACTCCTATGTAACCGATATGCTAACTGTACCAACACTTGTCGTTCCTACCAAGTAGTTTGGCGTAAGAACTGCATCAAAAGAACTGGCCCCGCCTACCGGTGCCCACCCCCACTGAACATCCCTTGACCCGCCTGTAAGGCTCCCAGCACTATTAACGCCTGCCGTTACGTACGTAGTGTCATTACGCGGGTTGCGCACAGCTTGCGGGTCATCCACTGGGTACATACCTAACTGCAACTGCGGCTGGTCAGGATCCCAGCAAGAGCCGCACACCAGCAAATTGTACGTCTTTGTCTTCTTTACTTCTTTGCGTAGCTCAGTTAATTTGAACCGAGCACCGCACCTATCGCACATGGCGATACTATTTTTGCCAGATGAGAACCTATTGCCCATCTCACGACCCGCTTCCTATGAAATACTGGCGCGGCACAAACCGGTCTGCGGCTTTCTCGCGGTCTTCGGTCGCTGCGTACTCCCACGCCTCGTCATACTGAGCTTTAAGAATCTCCAGACGTTGGGCTCCATTGGGAACCTTTAGCGCCAAATAGTACGCCAGCCCGGCAACCATGCAAGGCAAGAAGCGGAACGGCACGTCCATCGTGTTCACACCGCCGCCAGCATCATCAATACGGCGCATGCGCCAGTAGACAAACTGGTATGTTGTGGAATTGTCCGGCGTTGGCCAGACGGTGATGGACGGAAGATTCTGTACGTACACACTGTCCCCAGCGGTGTGGGCGGCAGCGGTTGTGTTGTTCTGGCCACGGGTGCAGTTATATAGGGTATTCCCTGATATGTACCCATACCCAATGGTTTCAGTCCCGATCAGGATGAACCCAGTAGCGGGGAGCCCCACGGCGGAGGCGACCACAATGGTCGTGTCCGTCGAAGTAATTGTGGTGCTGAGTGTGGTGCCCACAGCCGACGTCTGGCCATTTAAGCGCTGAATCCAGACCTGAATTGGCCGGGCTTGCTGGAGCTTGTTGGGGATCGTAGCGTAGGTGGAGACGCTGATGCGTGTGATTGTCAAGTCGGCTTGCGTAGAAGAACTGCCTGCGCCCGTACGGATAACGTGCTCTAGCAAGTCCACTGTGTCAGACGGCAGCGGGTAGTTGTTCTGCCCCGGTACCAAGTTAATGGTGCCCTGCTCAAACGTCCACATGTTGATGCCGCGATTGGCCCAGTCAGCAAACAGAAGATTCAAAGACCTGCGGGCCGTACGCAGGTCATAGCCCGTGCGCATCTCCGAACCAGCGCGTTCGAAAGCCTCCTCCACCAGTTCGGTGAGGTCTAGGTTAAACGTCGCTGCGCCGGAGATTGCCATATCACTTCATCCCTTTAAGGGTCTGTGCCAGACGGGCGCGTTGCCCCATCTTGCCGGGCTTCTTAGCTGCGGCTGCCAGTTTCTTGGCAGGGATGGGCTCACCCTTTTTAGCGCCAAGCGCGGAACGCAGGGCACCGGGCTTTTTAACTGCGTTTTGAATCCACTTTTCAGCCATTATCGAAACCTCGCTGTTTTCTTTGCTATGCCCTTGGGCTGGGCCACAAACTGTTTACCTGCCGCTTTGCCTGCACGTTTGGCTTTGGTAGTAGCTGCGTACTCCGCTGGGGACAAAGACTTAATAGCGTTTTCCGGAAGGTATCGCTCCCCCGTCTTGCTAGACGGTTTGCCAGATTTGGTGCGCCATTTCTGGTCACCCCAATCTTTAAGCGATTGCTGCGGAGCTTTCATTCAAAATCTTCAGCGGTTAAACCTGCTTCTTCGAGGGCCAGCTCTTCAAGAACTTCTTCCGTGCCACAAGTGCATGGCCCATCTTCTCTAACGGCGCAATCGTCCGTATGTCCTGCATATTCAATCACGATAGCCTCCTCCTGCTGCTTTGTACTTCTTGGCTACAAGCTGCGCCTTACGTGCTGACCATTGACCTGCGCCGGTGCCTTGGGTGGCTGCGGCTTTTACTTGCGACACAATCTTCTTGCGAAGACTGGGCTTTGTGTAATTGCCCGCAGCATTTACCTTACCGCCTCCAGCATATTGCGTGAAGTCGGTGTCGTCCCGCCGGGCAGTCTTCTTGCCCTTTGGCATTTTGGACGGGGAAATATCGCCCATACCCCGGCTGGCAATCATAATCTAGCACATCTTTCCACGGGTTTTACCCCGTTGAGCAATACCATCGGCACGACTGGAAGCACTGGATACTTTGCCGCCTTTTTTCATATCTTTACTGCCCCGTTTTATTTCGCGGGTTAGCTCATCCATTTCTTCCGAAGACCGGTCTTTAACCCCCAGAGCTTTGGAACGAACTGTGTCCGCTAACAATGCGGGGATTAACATCGGGTTGGCGTCAGGCTTACTTAGCTTACTGGTCAACGGTGCAGTACGCTCCGTTTCCACTTTATCTGCCAACTGCCTAGCTTTTGAAGTCATGATAAATCCTTAGCAGGACATGCCGCCCTTGTTCATCTTCACAAACGTGCCCTTGGTCTTGCCTTTAGAAGCAACACCGTCAGCGCGGGAAGATGCGGAACCGCCAGCAGCCATCTTCTTCATGCCGCCTTTTTTCATGCCCATCGCCTTCTTGTCCATCATTTTGTCTTTGCTGGACTTCTCGAACTTAGCAAATGGGTTAACGCCTTTTGTAGCCATAGTATCACCACCTTTAGAGAATTTGCGGCCCTTGTCCGCAGTTGAAAAATCTTTGCCCACAGACTGCGGGATTCCTACTTTCTTGGCAAACGATGGCGAGTGAGCTATCGCTTCCATGAAATTGTGTTGTTTCTTACTTGTCGACGGCATTGTCAGCTTTCTTCCAGCCTACGGCTTCAGCAAAGGATTTACCCGTGGCCATCTCAACGATGCGCATCACGCCAACGACCGCACCAATAAGTCCAAACACGGGTGAAATCACTTCCAAAAATGAGCCAATGGTTGAAAATATGGCCAGCAGGTCAAGGACATCTTTCATGGCGTCATGCTGTTCGGTCATATATACCGTCCTTTTGTCTTACCGCGCTGGGCAATCCCGTCACCGCGCTTAGATGCACTGGATACTTTAGAAGTCATGCCGCCGGAAGCCATTTTCTTAACCCGACCGCCGCGTTTCATAGTCATAGGGTTAGGAGCTGCTTGTGCACCCATTGGAGCTGCTTGTGCTGCACCCATTGGAGCTGGTTGCGGCGTCGGCATTACTTGGGGCGCTGGCATTGGCGGTACCGATGTTGATGGCATTGGCGGTACCGATGTTGATGGCATTGGCCGCTGTGGCTCTGGCATTGGCCGTTCTGGCATTGGCGGCGTAGGCATTGGCCGTTCTGGCATTGGCGGCGTAGGCATTGGCCGTTCTGGCATAGGGGCTGGCCTACCGCCGCCGGTTACTGCGCCTCTTGGGCTAAGAGACCCTGCTGGCATACTGTCGCCAGTCCTAGGCCGTGGCATTGGCATTGGCATTCGTCGTGCAGGCATTGGGGCAGGTGTCATACGGGCCATTTTTAACTCCTATCTCAGCAATTCCAAGCCTTGAGGCTCTTGTTTATACGGGAATTCGGGTCTTTTGCCGTCTTCTCGCTTGTCAACTTCTTCTTCATACCTTCCATACGGGCGCAAAAAGAGTCGCGCCTGCTGCCGCCTTCCGGCTGGGGAGGTTTCAAATTCATACCTTGCTTTTTGGCCGAGGCGCGCCCCTTGGCGTTCAGGCCACCATTGGGATTCTTGCCTTCTTTGCGTGTCCATGCGGGTGACTTAGCCATAAAACACCGTAATACCGGTAATAGTGCCAACGCTGAGTGTGAGATACAACCCAGTAGAAGCCAAAATACCCTCACCGGGGATTGTCACACTGAAAGTAGTAGCCTGTGCAAGGCTTGTTAAATCCATTGTGTACAAAATGTCCCCAGTAGCACTACCGTTTCTGATTTCAAACGTGACTGCTGTAGAAGCTTTTTGGGCTACAACAAAACCTTTAAGGCGTGTTCGCCCAACATAGTAAGAACCCGCAGCACTAAGGTGTGCGCTTTTAACGTCTGTCTGTTGCATAACTAATCTCCTATAAAACAGGGGCCGGAGCCCCCGAGATTAATTACTGCTGAGTGGCGGTTGGGTTAGCTGAACCGTCAGAGTCACGAACGATGTACTCAACAGTGACAGTAATCGTACCGGCAGTAGCGTCAGCAGTAGCTGCGGTAAACGTACCAAAGATAATCGCATCAGTTGTGCCAATGCTGTCATAAACACCTGAAGTAGCCGCTGCAATCGTGGCTGGAGAAGTCTGAACCGCTGAAGTGCCAGTGTTGACCGTAGCCATGTACAAGTTGGCAGTGCCGCTGCTACCGATGGTAACGCCGCAGTTAGACGCGCCAGTCAGGGCAACATTAACTTCTAGGCCAAAGCGAAGAATCTTAGCGCCAGCAGGCAGCACAAACATCTGTTGTGCTGTAGGGCTTGCCAAAATAACCGAAGCAGGGGCCGTATAAGTTTGAGCAACAGTAGTTGCGCCCATATTGCGGATCGTGCCAGCGGTTGTACCGGTGGTGTTTTTAACGGTGCCGAGCAGCCAAGGGCCTAGGTGAGTTGCGAATCCCATGATTAATATTCCTTACATACAAGTAAAGTGCATCAATCTGTATGTCGTCAGCCGGGACTGTTTGATGCACCGGAAAACCCCGGATTGGGGCCAATATATCACGGTTTTTGGGCTTGTGCAAGAAATAGTTGTTGGTGGCTGCTCACATAAAGCAGTGGGGCCTTAACTACTGATTTACCGATTTATAGGAACTTCAATACGGCGGCGCTAACCCGCCGGACAACCACCAACACGACTGAAGACTGGCCTTTTCTAGCGGCTCCGTCGATCACAGCAAAATGCCGAGACCAATCCCCATGCGTGTTGGAACTGCAATCATACAATAAAAAGGGCTCCCGAAGGAGCCCTAGTGGCAGGCCAGTCACCTCTACCTTACTGGATCCGATTAGGACGTACCGGGGGATCCGAAGACACCCAGTGGGTCAGACCAGCCGAAGCTGTAACGCTCACGAGCCTTGTAACGGACGTTGCCGGTATCAAAGTCGCCGTCCATGCTGTTAGTCAGCGGTGTGCGCTCAAAGTGCTTCAAGCCGTTAGGAACGTCGGTGGTCAAATACCAGCCGTTGCTGTCGGTCAAGAAGTGGTTCACGGTGTAACCCTCGGGGATCGAACCGTTGTTCTTCAGTGCGTTGATATCGTTGTCGGTAGTGCCAACGCGCAGGCTGGTTTCCAACAGACGGGTAGCAACGAACATCAGAGCAGGCGGGATGATCAGCTTCTTGGGCTTAGCGGCGATCAGCAACGAGC